CACATACCACCTCCATTTGGGCATAGAAAAAGCCCCACGGTTGCCCGTGAGGCTCATCCATATTTGCTTGGCGATTATAATGATATCACACCAAGCGGATGCCATTCAATGCCATTTAGTGCCAAGTTTATGATTTTGGCACAATAAAAGTTTCCAAAGCAGCACTGTGGAGCTTGTACACATGGCGTACACCATATCCCATCACAATGGCTATCTGCTCCCAAGATTTGAAGCACAGATACCGCAGTTCCAAAAGGGTCTGACTTTCCGGGTCCGCCACAGCCTTGATGGCAACAACCATCTCACGCTTCAAATCTACCAAGCGGTCAATGTCGGCATTTATCTCGTTTTCCAGGTCTACGATCTTGCCGATGATATCCTGCATCTTATACACATTACGGCTACCACCACCGGGCATATCGCTCATAGTGGCGGTAGCTTTTGTCGTTAATTCACGCAGGGAAAGCACCTGCTCAAGCTTGCTGTTAATCCGCTGATCCAGGCGGTATGCTTGACCTAAGTACTCTTTAGCCGTCATTGCTCTTTACCTCCTTTGGGGTTTCTGTTGTATCTGCTTCAAGCCTGGCTGCAGCCTCTTTGCGTAATCTGCGGTTACGCCGCCGGATGGCTTTCCGCCGATCACTGCGTTCCTTGCGAAGGATATTACTCATTGCTGCACCGGCTGTGGGGTCAGAATAGCCCTCGCAATTCCGGTATATTCCATAGCTCATTTCGCTTCCTCCAATCTCTCAATTTCGATGTATATGCCACAAGGCTCATCCGACCATCTTTTTTCGATGATTTCTCGGGCGACCTGGGCATCGTCCTTCCAAAAGCGGCATTTGGTCATACAGTCCTTCAGTAACTTTTGGAGATTGTCCGTATCGGGGCGGGTTGACCGCCATTCGCCGTTCTTGTGATTTTTGCCCCGGGGGAACAGCCACATTACTCGCAGAGAAAGAGGACCTTCAAAGGGCTGCTGTGGTCTATTCACCGATAAGTAGGCAGACAGCTTATCCTTGGCTTCCTTGACCGCCGGGGGATCGTAAAATATCGGCCTATTTTTCACTATCCGCACTTTACGCTCCTGTGCGGTGGCGGTTGGCGGAATAATTGCAATAAAGAAATTCATACTTACCTCCGTATGAGGAAATCCTTTAGTGTTCCGTGCCGCAGTGGGGAAAGGCTAGGCTTTCAGCCTTTCCCACACGCGTGAACGGAGTGAACGGAACGTTCTCTTTATATAAGGCGGATTTCCGTAGTCGGCAGAAAACTGGGAAATATCAGTTTTCCGTTTTGGGTGTCGTTTCGTACATACCGACAGTGCCCTGGTTATGCCAGTAAACATCGCCGTTTTCCTTAATCCAGTCACGAATACAGCGTTCAGAACGGCCAAGGTACTGGGCAATCGCTGCGATGGTGACAGGCGTTTCTATGGAGCAGGCTTGGAAAGCACTATCCAAGGACTCACGCCGACTTTCTGCCGTCGTGTTTTTCTTGTTCTTGGCACGAACAGCAGCAAAGCTACCTTCTGTGAAGGCACTATCCAACTCTCCGCTGACGTCAAGCCGATGGATGGGATACTCAAACCAAAAGTTGACTGGCCGGATATTTTCAAACTCACGCAGATTGCTCTCCAACCGCCACGCTGTTGCGTTGCCGTCCCGGAGCATATTCATCTGTGTTTCTGTAAGCTCTAGCGGAGTCATATCAAGCTGGGCATCCGGATCTCTCGCAAAAACGCCACTTCCGCTTGCACGGTCCATAGCCTTTTTATTGCCCTGTGTACCTTTGGAGTGATGGTGGCAGTAAATTGTCGCACAGCCGGTGGCGGTACAAATCTTGTCAAACTGGTTGCAGAAAAGTGCCATATCAGAGGCATTGTTTTCATCGCCAGTAATGACCTTGTAAATTGGGTCAACGATAATGGCATCAAAGTGCTGATCTCTCACACGCCGGATGAGTTTGGGGACTAGCTTATCCAAGGGGACAGCGTGTCCGCGCAAGTTCCAAATCACGATATTGCCCATATTCCGCTTCGGCAGTTTTTGTGCCTCATAGATTTTCATAAAACGCATAATGCAGGACGCAGGGTCAATCTCCAAATTGACATACAACACACGCCCTTTTTTACAGGGAAAGCCCAGCCACTTGGTGCCTTCTGCAATGGCAATACTCAACTCCATAAGGGCGAAGCTTTTACCAGCCTTCGACGGACCGGAAATCAGCATTTTATGACCGCAGCGAAGTACACCCTTGATGAGTTCGTCCGGCAATACCGGCAAGTCGTTTTTGTAGGTGTCCAGGGAGACCATATCCGGAAGTTCGTCGGTAACGCCTTCCGCAAAGTCCAGCCAGTCCACCCAACTCTTTCTGCCGATATGTGTCCCCAACAAATACTGCCGATTGCCATTCCGGGTAACACCGGGCATTCGAGAGAGCCTAGATGGGTTGCGGTTCTGCTTGTCCACCGCCAGCCCGTTCTTTTCTAGGAAGTCATACAGAAATTCCACTCGCTTGCGGTATTCGTTGTAGTCCTCGGCATCCACCTTCACAATGGCGTGAAGGCTTTTGCCACCGGAATGCACCAAGCAAGCAATCGGCAGTTCCAACTTTCGGTACATAGCATCCTGGTCGGTAATTGGCATACTGTCGGACTCCACCAGGGCATATTTGAAGCGGGTAATATTGTCATTACGCACACCTTCGCCGTCCACTGGATTGAAGCGAATCCACGCACCAACCTCCGGCTTCCAATCGCCAATGGTCGCACCGAGATCGTCGGGATGCTTTCGCAAAGAAGCAATCAGCTCACCGGCAGTTTTGGAGTACACGCCCTTTGCCGGCACCCATCTGCCTTCTGCATCTTGCCAAACATCGCCGGTCACATAGCCGACGAAATCGTCCTTGTCGAACAGGGTCTCTAGGTAAGTAATTAGCTCCTGTGCCGGCTCCCAGGTTTCTGGCTGTGTGTACTGGTTGAAGCTGTCGCCGTCATCCAAAATGACGTCGTCCCAGTCCATCGCTGACCCGGGACCAAATGGTGTCCAGCCTCGGTCTTTTGCCATCTGCACAATGGTTGCTCCGGTAATGGGAGAGGTGCTGCCTCGGAAGGTATTCCACTTGCGTTCGCATTCTCCGGGATGGTAGCGTCTGTCGCCACGGCTCCAGTCGTCCCAAACCTGGCAAGCGAACCCTTCTGCCTTTAGTGCCATTCCGACATTGATCCACTCTTGATAGCTGACGGCAGATACATCAATCTGCTGCAAGGCAGCCAAAATATTACTCATACGAAAAGCCTCCCGAATTAAGGTTTGTAATTATGGGGATTGAGTCCATAGGGCAACCGCCAGCTGTTTGCCGCCAACCGGGAAATCATCCGTCCGGCGTCCTCGAACTGCCAAGTGCCAACCTGCCGGAATCCATAACGCTCCAAGCAGCGGATTTGTTTGGGTGTGGCCAGCCCCAGCTTCTGCCGATTCATTAGGCGGTCGATCAGCAGGCTTGCTTTGCCCATATTCTCAACGGACTCTGCAAAGATGCCGCGTTGCTCCAAAAATGCCAGTTGTTTTTCAGAGGGCGGTGCCATCTCCCAAGCAAAGGTGGGGACATAGCCAACTAGGTCTTCGGCGGCGATGGAAAGTGCATACTGAAGTGGGTCGACCAGTTTCCGTTTCCGCATCCGCATTTCAGCTAGTTCCTTGGCAAGGGTCTCCTCACGCTCCTGCAGAATGTTACGCTCCGCTTGCTCCTCCGCTTCGATAAGGTCAATGCTGTCCGCTGACCCTTGCATCTGTTCGTCTATGCGTTTGGCAATCTCCGCATCTTTGGAAATAAGAGCAGAGGGTCGGCAAAGGTCGTGCCGTTCAGTCATCCAAAGAAAGTCCAACAGCAACAGGTGATCCTTGCCGGGACACAGTCGCATACCACGCCCAACCATCTGCTGATAAAGGCTCCGGACCTTCGTGGGGCGAAGCACCACAACGCAATCAACGGACGGGCAATCCCAACCCTCCGTCAGCAACATTGAATTGCACAACACGTTATATTTGCCGGACTCAAAGTCGGCCAGAATTTCCGCACGGTCGGTACTATTGCCGTTAACTTCGGCAGCACGGAAGCCATAGCTGTTAAGGATATCCCGGAACTGCTGTGAAATGTGTACCAAGGGTAGAAACACGACGGTTTTTCTATCCTTGCAATAGTCCGCCATCTCCTTGGCTATCTGCAGGAGATAGGGCTCCAAAAAAGTGCCAATTTGTCCGGCACTATAGTCGCCGGTGGTGACCTTCACCTGGGTGATATCTAATTCCAACGGGATTAGTTGAGCTTTGACGGGACACAGATATTTCTCCCGAATGGCGGACTCCATACTGTATTCGTAAGCCATGCTATCGAAGTATTGACCAAGATTTTTCCGGTCGCCACGATCCGGCGTAGCTGTAACGCCCAGGATGTTCGCCTTGGGAAAATGCTCCAAGACCCGCTGATAGCTATCCGACAGGCAGTGATGGGCTTCGTCCACCACGATGTCAGTAAAGTAATCCGAGGGGAACTGCCGGAGTCGGCTCTCCTGTGCCATAGTCTGGACAGACCCGACAGTAATCGCTTCCTTGCCGTAAAGGCTGGAGCTTTCTGCCTTTTCCAAACCACAGGGCAAGCCAGTCACCGCCAACAGCTTATCTGCTGCTTGCGTCAGCAATTCTCCCCGGTGTGCGAGGACTAGAGCTTTTCCTCCACGAGCCACTCGCTGCCCAATAATGGAGGAAAAGACCACGGTCTTACCAGTGCCGGTGGGAAGCACCAGAAGTGTCTTCCGGTGCCCTTTATCCCACTCGGCGATGACCGCATCTCTTGCCTCGCTTTGATACGGTCGAAGGGTCAGCATTTAGAAAGAGCCCTGCGTCCAGCTCTGCTGCGGAGCTTTCTCTGCGTCGCCTACCCAGGCAGGGGTCTGCTGCTTGGGAAAGAAGGCGGGGTCATAGTCCAGGAAGCGGTCAACATCGTTAGCCAGCTTCTGTTCGCCGTCCCGGGTGGTGTAGGGACGGGGCTTGAAGTGGGCACGACCTTGTGCGCCGACCACCTTGTTCCAGTTCATAACCAGTCGCTCACCGTGCTTCTTTTGGCCGATGCAGCGGAAAAAGGAGGAAATACGGAACTCCAAAGTACGGCAGAGGATCAGGTCGTACTTGACGAAGGCAGAACCTTCACGGGTATCTACCTCAAGGGTAAGGGTTGCCTTGTTACAGGCAGGCAGTTTGGCACTGCCGGGGAAATGGCCACGCTCGAAATCACGGACCACAAAGTTGTAGTCGCCCTCCTCCAGAAGGACAAACTCTTGACCATCGTCCTCGATGGCGTCATTCCAGTCCATTGCCAGGTTGTTATCGTAATTGCTCATAGCTTTACCTCCAGTTTTTTAGAACGGCAGCCGATTGGGGTCTGCCTCGATGGTTTCAACAATTTTCTGCCAGTTGGGAATTACCCAGTTTTTCAGAAACGCCTCCGGATACTCATCCAGGGGTACATTGGCGGGGAAGTGACCACGCTGGGCGACAATCTCCTGTAGCTCCGGCTCTGCAACCTTTGCCTCTTGGAGCATTGCTCTGACTTGCTCAACGAGGGATACTCGTGTATCTGTTTGGGGTGTAGGTGCCGCAACAGGTGCCGGTGCCGAGGCGTTTCCAAACAGGTGCCCAATGTTGGCATAGTCCAGTTCCAGTTCGTCCGGCAGACCGTGGCGGTTCTTTGCATCCCAACAGGGGTGGTGGGTTGCGTACATCACACGCTTGCCGCCTTGGGCTTTCTTGGTCTCGTTTTGGGCGGTAACCACATAGGTCTTGTAGTTGCAGAACAGCAGGATATCGCACCACTCCTTCAGCAGAGGTGCGACCTGCTTGGACAGCTTCATTTCCCAACGGTCATAAGCGCCCATCTCGTCCGGCTGTTCAAATTTCCGCATCTTTGCGTGGGCTGTGGCAACCACGTGAATGCCGGCGGCGATTACCGCGTCCAAGGCATTCAGCAACCGGCCGAACTCTTCAGCCAGGTAGGTGTAGCCTTTGCCGTAACCGAAGTCCTCGATACCGGCCTTCTTGTACTTGTTGCAGACTCCGGTAATGCAAAGCTGCTCTGCCCAGTCTGCTGTATCCAGAATGAGCGTGCCGCAGATGTTAGGCTCTTTGGC